TTAGGTAAACATGCAAGCTCCCACTTGAGCATCGCCACCCAATGATCGAGTTCGTTCTTGTGTATCTTGACTTTCTCCGTGGACTCAGCACCACCAAACGCCAACTGTCTCTTGCAGACGTTTGTGACATATACGTCTCTCCGAGTAAGGTTATGCTTCTTCAATGTACTCCATAGTAATTGCCCACTCCCACCGACGAGCGGGACTTTCATATTCACTTCTCTCGTGCCAGGGGCCTCAGCGACGACGGCTAGTTCGGCCGTGAACAGTCCATCAGGAGGACAGTCAACGTGTAGTCCTAATGTACTAGCCCTCGCTAGGAACTCCTGCGTCAGTGTCGCCGTATTGTTTACCATTAACATGACTGTCTATCCATCCTACAATAGTCATTGTTGCGAGAACGTATAGCTGGCTGATAGAGCCATTGTTGAAGATCACCTTATGCCTCACATTCGGAGGCACTTCGCGTATCGTTTCTCTAATGTCACCGTCGTAATTGTATCCCGGTCTAACTAGATACAATAGACACACATGACCGTTGTGCTGCTTACACAACTCAAGGAACTCAGCAGTCCTACCACAGTCCGATATCACGAATAGTGGGAAAGTATCAGGGAAATAGCTAAAATGACGACTAAGATCAGCAGTGATGCGTTTACCCAGAAGATAACCGAGTACTTCGGGTCCGAATGTAGGTTCGAGAAAGTCTCGGAACATATTGATCTGAGCCTGTCGAACAGTGACTTGATTTGGTAAGACATTCGGCTGGTCTTTCTTATCTTCGAGATCATACTGAGACACACCGAAGCACTCCATAAGGAAATGCTTCATCGGATGGGACGCCTTGTTATGCATGACCATCACGTTACGCTGTGCTATCTCCGTATAAGGATGACCCTCCTGTTGTAAGTAGTTAGCAATACTATCTTTACCACTTCGTGGCGGTCCATTCAACACTACGATCATATAATCGCGCGGCGCAGCCGCTCCACTAGTTGTCATCACTTTAAGCTCCATAAACTGTATCCGACCGACGTTCGGTCACTAATGACCGTGACCTTATTACGTGCTCTAGTCACGGCCGTGTAGAAGTTCCGCCTCGACTGTATCCACTTATTCGATTTGTTCAGCACGTAAGCGATCTCCTTGAACTCACTACCCTGACACTTGTGCGTCGTTAGTACGTAGCCTAAGTCGATAGATTTAATGTAGTTAATCTGATAGACTACATTCGCCCTAGGGTTATATTCGTGTATCGAATGAGGAACAGCAACAGTACGATCACCAAAATCAATATGAGTAGCCTCACTGTCGATCTCCGTAATGATACCTGTTTCACCATTCAGCATCATACACGTATCGGGACACGGTATATAGCTCGAACCAACTGGAGAGCCGTCATCTTTAAACTCCCCAAATCGCTCAAAGAAATCTCGAAGATCATAGCAATTATCGGTGCAGACAACTTTGTCTCCGACACCAAGTGTAATTTTATTATTAACTTGCCACTTGTGCCGTACTGGATCGAAAGCTCCTTCGCTGTCTGGATTAACAATAAGTTGGATGCGTTGATTAAGTTCATACGTCCCAACCCATCCTTTGTTTCCAGGTACAATGATTTGACGATCAATTCTACCCCATCGAGTTGCGTCATTATACACCATCTCCTCTATGGATACAACAGGTTTGTCGGTCCACTGTAGGTCGAAGTCTTGTGTCTTAGTTGGCATCTGTCCCTTAACGATACGAGTACCATTAAGAAAGATACCACTACCTTCGTCTTGTCTATAGATGTTCTTTAGTACTACTGAGGGGAAGTTCTTCAACAGCTGCTTAAATGGGCTGTCTGTGTAGGTGGGAGTTTGTATCTTATAATCTTCAATAGGTGCTAGTTGATTAACATCACCGAAGCAACGCAATAGCGAGCCATATGGCATCGCTTCGATAAGCTGTCGGTGTAGTAAGTGTGGAACCATAGCGTATTCGTCGCATAAGATCACGTCATAAAGGACGGGAGTGCGAGCACAACGCTTAGGTTCTGTCTGAGATAACGCTTTGCCGGTCTTCTCGTCGCGTTCACCCGGTCTGGGGAACTCAAGGAGCCTATGAATGGTCATCGCTTCGTGACCAGTAGCTTCCTTGACGCGACGGGCGGCCTTACCAGTGGGAGCACAGCAGACGACACGCTTACCTTTAGATGCGAAGTAGTCTGCGACCATCTGAATGATGGTAGTCTTACCAGTGCCAGCGCAGCCAGTGACAGAGGCAATACGCTTAGTCTTATTAGTACATAGATCGACGGCCTCTTGCTGAATGAGATCGAGGTCCACGAGTAGTCTCCATGATGTGTGGCGCGGCCTTTGCCGCTCTAAATTGCCGTATCATCATCGTGGATTTAATTTGCGTGAAAGGTAAAGGTGATGTCATCTTTTGGGGCGACGAAGGTCGCGGTCTTAAAGAAATGGCGCACCGTGGGGGCTTAATCGGTGCGCCAAGTCTGAGGGGCTATGGGAAAGGACTAAGTTTCTTATTGTTTATTGACTACTCTTACGCCACAGCTTGCACTGCGGGAGCTGAACCCTTCTTCGCAGACTTGAAGTACGGCGAAATGTCGAGGTACTTCACGTTCGGGTCGCCCTTAGCCTGTTCGAGAATTGCGAAGGCGTCACGGGAAACCATGAGAACATTCGCATCGCCGGTGTAAACGAGATAGACCGGCTTGGCTTTACGTTCGCCACTAAAGCGGCGCTTCTTCTTACCATCATCTGCCACGGTAGTATTCCCTTTTGTTGTAGGAGTTGGAGACTTAGCCATAGTAGTGTTCTCCCGTCATTTGTCAAGAGGCTGCGGATACACGGTCGATCACCGGCCGAGTGACACCCTCGTAGGTTTCATGCTTGACTGTCACATTAGCCTCAAGGCCGATCCACTGAGCGAGATCGAGTTGCCGTGCGACCGGAGGTGCCCCGATGTTCTCGATGAAACGACGCAGACTGAACCGGGACGCCTTGTTATTCTCCAACGAAACGCGACGGAATGCAATGGTAATTCCATCGGGGGCCTCTTCGAGAGGATAGTCCGCAGGGTAGGCTTCCGTAGGAATGTAGAACATCACAGCGGCGTAACGGCGTCCAGTCGATGACACCTTCTGTTCGGCCCCTTTGATCGTTGCACGGTAGTTTCCCACCGGGAGTGGCAACGGAGCCTCTGCGTCTGCAATGTTATCCTCGAATTCGATAATGGAACCGAGTTCGTCATCAATGAACTGATCGGGATCAGCCTTAGCCATAGAAGTCTCCTGCGGTGTGGTTGGAAGGGAACCTTTACTGTAATCGGGTTCATTAACATGTGTCAAGCCACTAGGGCTAGTAGCACGTTTAGCCATTTAACGCTCCTATTAGATGGGTAATGGTATCTTCTTCTTATCATTCTTTATCCATAGATCGAGCCACTTCTCGATAGTGTCTCCTTTCATTGCTTCGGGATCGAACTTCCAACGAAACTCAGGATCACCAGTGGTCGTGAACATGCGAGTTTTCATCGGTTGGCGACTTCGGCAGGGGCGAATTGCGATGTGCTTCCCCTTGCCGGGTACTTCGTACAGTGCCCAGACTTCGCTATAGTCGATTGGGACACTATCCGGTAGTGATCCGCCTAGTGCTACAGTGATAAACAATACTACGCCATCATCGTTCTTCTCAGGTGCTGCCTGATGAGCGATGAAGATGCAATGTTTGTTATGTCGTGCAGTTAGACGGAGTACGTTCTTGACGAGTTTAAGCGTTAGTCGGTTACGTATCTGGTAGCTTGTGGGGGCTGGCCGTTCGACGGAGGTTCCTTTAGCCATTGGGCTGGCTACACCTGCGTCGAGCGATTTATCAGTTGCGTTCGTAATACTGTCGATGATTAGACTGTCGTAGTTGGCTATAATGTCCTTAATTCCGAGTGGGTTGATTTCATCTTTGAATGTGTTTGTGATCGAGTGACCTAAAGGAGCATAGTCGAGGACATCAACGTTGTCAAACCCGGCTATGCTAGTGGGACCATCAGGATCGAAGTTAACGAGTAACTTCTTACCTGGGAGGGTACAAGCGAGTGTGGTTTTACCCACACCCGCCGGACCCCATAGAAGACCACTGAAACGTGTTGGACGCTCAATGGCTGGTTTGATTTCTACGGAGTGTATAGTTGTCATTCGGCGTTGGGTTCCTCTACTAAGGACTGCGCTCTGATATGAAGGGCGACAATAGTCTCGCCCCTCTCGACGAAGATAGTATCAACGAGTGTCCTCGTATCGGCGATTGTGTAACCTTCCCACCTTTCTTTGGTGATTTCATCACCGATGCCAACGTAAGCGATCTCGATATCCCACTTCATGTCTTAGCCTCCTTCATTTAGTACCACATGTTGGGCATTGAGGACGCCAGCGATATCGTTCTGGGAACTTCGTAGTGAGTAGCAGTTGCCATAGATGACCACAACAACGCCACTCACGAAGATACCAGAACCTAAACTTAGTCTGCGTTCTTATCATTAAACCTCCTTCCTGTGAGATAGGCGGTACGAGCCACATATAACCATAGTTCGGGATCGGCACTGACTGCACGGGTAATTCTTTCCGCGCCGAACTTCTCCGTCATTGTTTTAGATAGAAGTTCAGCCATCCCTCTAACATCGTCATCAGTGGGAGGTTCATCTTTACTCATGTCTTTGCCTCCAGTGGATGCCATTTAGCTTCTACGTATTCCTCGTAGAGTACCTGTTCTTGTTCCTCCCTTGTTGATGAGCAGAACGCGATTAGCTGACACGGTTGGAAGTACCGATTACAGCTATGTGTATATTGTGGAGCATCGAGGACATGATCTCCGCTATACTTCTCCATCATGTCGTAGGTGTGACAGAGCCAGTGGAGCCATCGCTCAGTGTTTTCCTCATGTCTACTAACTCGCTCGCATATAATCCCGCCGACTTCCACGTTAAGAGGTAGTGGGATTTGCAGTCCATGCACCACAGCATGAGTGATAGGTTGCTTGGAGTAAGGTCCAAATGTAAGTTTGGCTGCTTCGAGATAGCCCGTAACTTGGTGAGACATGTGAAAGGACATTGCCCAAGCGTCGTTGATCCTAGCTCCGGTCTTATTTTCGTGGACTTCGAGGCGTTGGAAGCTGCGGTGATTGATGATGCCGTCCGCTCTGCCCACAAAACGAAAGAGTCGTGTATCATC